TGAGGTTAGATCCACAGAATAGTAACAAGGCCAATCCTTGGTCTTGTCTTTGAATGAATTCTGATCAAAAGTACAGTCCTGGGGGATATCTCTCAATAAATTGAAGAGGTAAGAATGGACCGGCTTGAGAACAGATTGACTGAAGTAATCGAGAATTGCGATTACTCTAGTCTTACATTCACGATCCTGAATGCAAGAGAGTCTTCTCAGACTCAACTTACGTTTAGGAACTTTCTGTGGAAACACTGCCATTAATTTCGGAAGATTGCGGATCAGAGCTTGAATATTCCCTTCAAACTCTGCCCCTCCAACGATAATTAATGAGTTGATGAGAGATGGGGGAAGGATCGACAGATCGAGTAAAGAGTTCCATAAAGCGTGCCCATTGGGCCCACTCTTTGTCGTGAAATACCATCCTTCGAAGCGGGAAATCCGAGGGATCTCCCCGAACTCTTGGGGTTTAACTCCAAGAGCTCTTCAAAACTTTGACTTGGATCTTATTAGATTAGGTCACCCTCTAAAGGAAGGCTTGCCACCCAATATGAGTCAACCGGACTCAATTGGACCAAGTTTAGGCTTTGGAGAGGTAGTTCAACACCTAGTGACGGTTAATAGGGTCATAGCGAAGCAAGCTCAACGGCTTGGTTCCATTGACTCTATCTTCCGAAATAGGTGAATTCCTAAACGGGTGCGTAGTTTCTTACGCAAATAGTAGTAATCTTTATCCTTAGGATTGCCTCGGATGCTAATTCATCGGCCGAAGAATGCTCTAGTCTCTTTAGCCCAAGAGACTGCACTCATAAGACCGCGAGTTAGATGTATGAGTTCAAGCCTTCCCAAGTAGAACTCAAAGTACGTCATCGGTGACCCAGTGAGTGTCTCAAAAGAGACCTCTCATGCCCAGCGCATTAGAGCCCTTGATCGTGAGACCAAGGAACTCACCATATCCCTCCCCTTATCTTTAAGGTGATAAGGAGACCTATTAGATCGTTTGGCTGCGTCTACCCGTTTGCCCTCCTGTTTAGGGGGGTTAGACGTCGATGTACCAGGTTTTCTATTAGGTCGAATTGGTTTCTTCATGCGGTGGTAATCGTTAACGGCAGACTAGCCGCCCCATTCGGGGAGAGAGGCCCCTTCTCAGGGGCATTGCGAAAGCCTCGCAGCTTTCCGACTAGCACTTCGCTAGTTCTACTTCGACGGTAGTTAACCGTCGCTGATCGGGCAGATATACCCGATCCGGGCCACGAATCTTGATTTAATTCAAGAGGGGTGTGGTCCGTGTACTAAGGGAGAAT